CCGAATCCTGCATTTGAACGACTATCCATCGCGGTAACAAGTTGCTTATGTGGGTATATTGAAAGCCCCCCACACGTACTAAATTGGCCTGCCGGCGTTACTCGACAACAAGGGTAGAGGCCCCACCTTGCTTAGGCCTGACGTGCCCCCCTAAGACACGTCGCGAGCAACTAGTCCAAACCAAGCCTCACCTCCTAGGGCAAGGGGTATGGTACCAGCTTCGAGCTCGCTTTCCATTCTGACGAAATCGGCTTCGCCTAAGCCGTATCTGTCTAAATAGAAGTCCCACGACGCCTCTGACATGGCGTGTGGCTGGATAGCTTTGATTTTGTAATCGTGTTCATGCATGACCAGTGCGTGAAGTCCCTTGGTTAGCTCCAAAACCTTGGGGATAAGGACACGTAAGAGTGGGAGAGTTGAGTATTGCCTTAAACCCAAAGCAACGCCCCTCAGCCACCTCAAATACGTGCGCTCGGAGTCGTAAGAATACGTACAAACGAACGTCTTGCCAAATAGGCGTCCTAGTTTTGGCGTCAGAACATAACCATCAGCCATAGGAACCAGCACAGCTGAACAAAAGTCCATTTCTGGGCTGGGTTTCGGTTCAAAACCACCGAGTTCGTACCAGCGACATACGGCGTCAACGTCATGCGTATGTACGATTGCGTCATCACCCATAACGATTGCCCCCGACACATGTGGACAAGCCTCGAGCATTACCAAATGTACCCTAGAATTGCCACCTGAGGTGTCTCCGTCGCCAGAAGCCACTTGTGCTATCCGCGAGAACTTAAACCCTGATCTGGTGATGCCTGTCCGTCTGCCATCACGTCTGTCAAGGGCCAATAAAGCCTCGGAAGGGAAACCACACGACTTATATTCCGCGTATAGCTCCTCCATGGGAGCAGGCCCAACACTCCTGTCCCACCGCTTCGCATCAAATGCTTTCCACTCTCCTGTGGTGAACCGAAGACCATGTTCGTAGACTCTGCCGATATCTTCAGCGGTCATACCTCCTGCATAGTAGTACCCCACTTTCCCAAGGTTGAGGGTCTGGTCTATGCCGTAAACTCGGCCAAGGACTTTACCATACGCCCAGGTTGCTGGTCCAGTAGCTACCTTGACATCCAAAGATCGTCCTGAGATAATCCTGGGTACGGGGTCCTTCTTGACTGAAGCGCCACTCAGCGATCCCAGCAGGTAATCTGCTGTGAGAATGATCCTCTTCTCCCGCTTAATGAAGCATTGGAGAG